AAATAAATAAATAAATAAATAAATAAATAAATAAATAAATAAAAGGTTAAATAATATATACATATAACTTATAACAGAAAATGCCAGGAGGTTTAATGCAGTTAGTGTCCGAAGGGCAACAAAATATTATATTAAATGGAAACCCTTCAAAAACATTTTTCAAATCTGCATATTCAAAATATACTAACTTTGGAATGCAAAAATTTAGAGTTGATTTTGAAGGATCAAAAACATTGCGTTTAAATGAAGACTCTTATTTTACATTCAAAATTCCGAGATATGCTGACCTTCTAATGGATTGTTATTTATCCGTTGATTTACCTAATATTTGGAGTGGTATTATTCCGCCAGTATCCGATCCTACATCTGTTTATTATAATAATAATCAGTGGATACCATATGAATTTAAATGGATTGAATACATTGGCGCCCAAATGATTTCTAAAATTGAGATTACTTGCGGAAATCAAACATTGCAGGAATTCTCTGGAGCTTATTTACTTTCCGTCGTTCAGAGAGATTTTTCAAGTGAAAAGAAAGATTTATTTGAGAAAATGATTGGTCATGTTCCTGAATTGTATAACCCTGGTAATTCTGGAACTCGTATCAACTCTTATCCAAACGCATATTATACTCCTAGCCCAGAAGGTTCAGAACCATCTATAAGAGGTAGAACATTATATATTCCGTTGAATTCATGGTTCACTTTGAAAACCCAAATGGCGTTTCCTTTAGTTTCACTTCAATACAACGAATTGCACATAAATATTACAATGAGACCTATCCAAGAATTATTCCAGATCCGTGATGTATTTGATATTCAAAATAATTTTCCTTATGTTGCACCTAACTTTAACTTGTATTATATGCAATTTTATCGTTTTCTACAAACACCACCTGATGTTAATTTGGGTGTTTCTTCTTATAGCGATTTACGAACTTTGTGGAATGCAAATATACATTTGAACTGCACTTATTGTTTTCTCTCCAATGAAGAATCCAGAATATATGCTCTACAAGAACAAAAGTTTTTATTTAAACAAGTGAGAGAACAAATATTCTACAATGTCACAGGTTCAAATAAAATAGACTTGGACTCTATTGGAATGATTTCTACTTATATGTTCTATTTACAAAGAAGTGATGTGAATTTGAGAAATGAATGGAGTAATTATACGAATTGGCCTTATAGATATATGCCAAATGATTTAATACAAGCACCAACGGAGGGAACATATGCTATTTCTAGAAACGGGACAACTGTTTTAATTGGTCCAGGAGTTAATGTGAATGGCCAAGCTACTGGTTGGATGATTACTGGAAACTATAATTTTGAAAATATAAAAGATATATTGGTTAGTTTAAGTGTTCTTCTAGATGGCATTTATAGAGAGAACGAACAACCTTCTGGAGTATATAACTATATTGAGAAATATACAAGAACAGGAGGAAATGGTCCTGACGGCTTATACATTTACAATTTCTGTATGAATACTTCTCCTTTCAATTTGCAACCCACTGGAGCAATGAACATGAGTAGGTTTACCAACATTCAGTTTGAGATGAACACGATTATCCCTCCAGTAGATCCTTTGGCGCAGTCTTTATCCATTTGTGATCCTCAAACAGGGAATGTCATTGGAATAAACAAACCGACATGGAGAATATATGATTATAACTACAATCTAGTTTTATTTGAAGAGAGAATAAATATGGTATCTTTCATTGGAGGAAATTGTGCGCTTCAATATGCGACATAGGTTTATATATATATTTTCATTACATAGTTTAGAAAATATATTATATACTTATATAAAATGGAAAACTGCACTAATGAAAAATTAAATGAATTTAGTCATGAAAGTTATAGATATATCAATCAAATATTTGGAGACGAAACCGTGAGACAAATAATAAGTGAGGTTTTCCCAAACAAAAAATATAAATTTGTTGTTAAACCTGGTGGTCGAGAATACCATAATTCATCTCATCATGTATTAAAAAATAATCGAAATAAAAAAATTTGGTGTAGTGGTGTTAAAGGATATCAAAACACCAATATAAATACAAATGATACATTATGTCAGTCTTATTCTTTACTCACATATTTGAAAAAACCAATTGACGATGATCAAAAACAGAGACAAATGGATATGATTCAAATGTATAGAGAAATATTAAGTAATCCTTCTTTTTTGAAAGAGTTTGATATTGTAATTAATGATGAAAGAAATAAACAACTGTGGAAGGTTGACCCTGAAGTGAATGACCCAAGAAAAGTTGTGTTTATTGAAATGGATACAGCACAAATTTTGAAGGATATACATGATGTTTTGGATAAATGGGAGAAATACGGATATTTGTATTACATCGGAGATGGTAAATGTCCTAAATCTAAATCTAAATCTAAACCAATAAAAGTAGAAGAACCAACTAGAATGATTACACGAAGTTCAAGTTTAATTGCCCCAATGACTACAAGAAGTTCAAGTTTAATTGCCCCAATGACTACAAGAAGTTATCGACCATCATCTATGAGTAGAATGAAAGCTGGAACTAAAAGATATAAAAGCACAAAAATGTCAAAAATCAAAAGAACAAGAACAAGAATTAAAACAAGAAGTTATAAATAAATGTTCTGGAATTTGGTCTTTATATTGTTTTTTATATTATTTAAAGATTGATGTACTCATTGGAAGCTAACGCTCCATTATCAATGAATTCGCCACTCAATGTAACTCTTTCTGGATACTTCGGAAGAAAAGGAAGTATTTCTATTCCAGGATTATATCTTTTATCATATAGTTTATTACCAATATCAAAAGTATTCGTCCATTGATCTACGCCTTGAAAATATTTCGGTGGATTTAAGTTATTTTCATTGTATAAATTAGCCCGAGTTCCAATATCTGTGGTTAAAGTAGAATAAGTCGGTGTATTATTGAATGTCAATTTACCTGCTTCATTTACTCCTAAAACATCAGTGGTTATCACCTTTTTCTCATTTTTCACAGCCTTACATCCAAAACAATCAATGTCACTTGTGCATTGTTCCCCAGTTATTGAGCATCTTGCTTGAGGTCCACACATATTTTTGCAACTATAAGTTGTATTAATTGGTAAATTTACTGTATGACTATAATCATTACTGAAATTCTCTCGAATATTATTGCAATAATTTATTACAAATAAAAATATAATTATTGCAATAAATACAAACACCTTTTTATTCAGTTTCATATATTTAAAATAGAAAATATATTGCTTTTAGCGAGACTAAATGAAAATATTTTTATATCATTTTATTATATTATGTCATCAACAAATATAACATCTAAAACTCCTTCCACTACAAATCCTTCAACATCTACAACTCCTTCCACTACAAATCCTTCAACATCTACAACTCCTTCCACTACAAAACCTTCAACATCTACAACCCCTTCCACTACAAATCCTTCAACATCTACAACCCCTTCCACTACAAATCCTTCAACAACAACCACAACTACAAGTCCTTACAGTTTGACTGGATTATCTAGCTATTTTTCTACAACAACTCCTGCGACAACTACAACTCCATCACCTTTATCTTCATCTGTCCCAACTAACTCAATGCCATCATCATTAACTTCAACCTCTACAAATCCTTCAACAACAACCTCTACAACTCCTTCAACAACAACTTCTACAACTCCTTCAACAAATCCTTCAACAACAACAACTACAAGTCCTTATAGTTTGACTGGATTATCTAGCTATTTTTCTACAAAAACTCCTTCAACAACTACAACCCCATCACCTTTATCTTCATCTGTCCCAACTAACTCAATGCCATCGTCATTAACTTCAACATCTACAACTCCTTCAACATCTACAACTCCTTCAACATCTACAACTCCTTCAACATCTACAACTCCTTCAACAACATCTACAACTCCTTCAACATCTACAACTCCTTCAACAACATCTACAACTCCTTCAACATCTACAACTCCTTCAACAACAT